ATGGACCTCCAGCTCCATGGCATGGCTTTCGTTGAACCAGAGTTTGCAGCGTGTGTTGAAGGCACGCGGTCCATTCGTGTTTCCTACCGACACACGGCTGCACCGCGAGCCGCCCTTGATTTCCTTGAGCGCTTCAAGTACGTACTTGACCATACCACGAAATCAGGGCACAACGACACCTCCTCGCGCAACTCCTTCCTCAACGCCGTCGTTACCACCGCGGCACTGCGTAGCATTGGTGTGACTGCTGCGCGCGTGCTCGTCATTGGTGATGACATGCTGTGTTTCCTGAAAGGGCCAGTCGACTGCGATTCGTTGCTCCAAGCCGAGCACGACTGTGGCATCAAACCTGTTGGAGCTGTGTTCCCTCCTGACCAGCTCTCGAAAGTCACATTCGCTTCCGACGCCTTTGCCCCCACTGCAGATGGAACGTACATCGCCATACCCATGATCGGCAAGCTATTGGCCAAGCTGTTTGCTACGACGTCACAAGTGCGACAGGCTGATCAAAAGGCCTTCGCACACTCGATCTCCGTAGGATTAAGCAACCTGCTTGCGCGCGCACCGATCTATGGGACGTTCATCAGGACGATGATCGATACTTCCGCAGGAGACAAACCACTGATGCCCACACACAAGTGGGAACGCCGTGTCACAGCGGCTGTTGAATACGATGACTCCTTCTACGGATGGTTGTTTGACCGGTACGGATTGACGCGTACCCAGTTGGATGAGTTTGACTTGTTCCTGAAAGATTGTCGTGAACCCGGCTACCTGGTCCACCCAGTAGCTAGTGTGTTCATGCAGATGGACTTGTCAGACCCAGCCGACCGCCTCGACCTGTAGCGTCAGCTCACCGCCACCACCCACCACCGCTCCCTCCACAACCTCCCCTTCTCTTCTTCATCATCATCAGTGCTCCACCGCCCAACACATCAGGGCTCCTACCCCACCCTTCTTCTTCTTCTCCTATGCGGGACTGGATAGGCCCGTTGTTGTGAACCCCCCCAGACGAAAGTTTCACTTCAACGCCAGTTACCGCCCACTCGAACCGCACACAAACCGAC